AATAATGTTGAATATTTGCTGGTTGTCCATGATTAAGCTGCGTAATAAGGAATCTTCTTGTTGACACCGTTAATCTTGATCGTGATATAGCCTTCAGGAGACAGCGGGAGGCTTGCCAATGACATAGTTGCCGTATTCGATGACGTAGCAGAAATGTTAGCTGTAGCCAGCGTTACATTGCTGATAGAGCCGCCAGTGATAACCACATTGTCAGCGTTCTGTAGCGACATAGTGCCGCCACCAGTGGTTTTCATCCTGCCGTTATTGTCAAACGTACCGTCAGTAGTCCACGTATCGCCGGGAACCAAGGTTACATTTGCAACTGTACGCAGCGTTGAGTTGTTGTTATAGCTAATTGTCAGCGTGACATTAGCCGTATCCTTGTTTTCTATGCTGATAGACTTGACTGTGCGTCGAGTTGACGCAGCCGGTGCAGCCACAAGCGTAACGCTATTCGTACCGTTAAGCGCACCATCATTAGCGCCTTCCGTAAATGTCGTTCCGTTGTTATCAGCGTAAGCAGCAGTAAAGTCTGGGTTGGTCGTAGCCGCAGAACCCGACATGGCTACTACAATAGATTTTGTGGTTGCGTCGAGAACTAACATATTTGCCTCTTAACTAATAAACCAAGAATATGCGTAAGCGGTATCCGCACTAACGTTCCCGCCACCACCACCGCTAATAGCAACGTTAGACGCACCAGTAATCCTTCCCTGTGCATCTACTGTAAATTGTGCAACATAAGTTGCATTACCGTAAGTACCTGCGGATACAGTCGTGTTTGCAAGGCTAATTGTGCCGTTAGAAGTAATCGGCCCACCCGTCAAACCTGTGCCTGTATCTACTTGCGTAACCGTTCCTACACCGCCTGTGCTGATACTGACATTGCTTACAGAAGTCAGCCTACCCTGTGCGTCAACCGTAATCTGCGGTACAGCAATGTTGCTACCATAGACACCAGCAGTAACCGTCGTATTTGCTAGGCTTACAGTTCCAGAAGTCGTAATCGGGCCACCGGTTAAGCCAGTACCAGTGTTTACCTGCGTTACTGTGCCTGAACCGTTACCACCACCGCCACCTAGCGTTACGACAGTCTTTAACATTTCAAACCTCTAAACGATTATTTACTACGGCGACGGTCTATAAACCATCTCCCGGAGTCACGTAGATAACAGATGATCCACCAGCAGTTAAGCCAGTAAAGTAAGCATTAGGCACAAAGCTAAGAATCTCATCTGTACCTGCCAGCAAAGGCAATGACGTTGCCACGTTGCCAGCATTAGCTGCTGCGGTTGCCGCATCTGTTCCATATCCCAGAAACACAATATTAGTTCCAGCATTGATAACACGATACTGATTGCCACCTAGCGTAGTCGATGCTGCTTGTACGGCAGCAGGAGCAACAGTATCAGCCGTAAAAGTGACTGTATTTCCTAGCTTGGTAAATGCTTGGATACCCATATTATTCCTTTACAAAGCAGATATTTGCTCACTCGTCATAGCAATTACGTCAGTGCTAGACAAGGCTGGCAAAGGTTCTGTAGGCAGCGCATACACGCTCTGCGGCAAAGCATACTCAATCCACTGCATCTGGTCGTGGTTCCACTTCCAGCGGTAGCCGTCGCGGTCTACAGGCTTAGGATCGCGGATGACCCATTCCCAATTGAGCCACACGACTTCTTTGCCTTCAGGAGCTTCTGGTGGCATCTCGACTTCGATCCAGCCTTCAGTGCCATCTGTCTCAGGCTTTGGGATTGATCCGTTTTTTGTATAGAGCATGGTCAGTCCTTATTGCAGAGCAAAGGCCGCAGTCGGCGGGGTAAAGTTAGCGGTATACCTTGCGTAACCCTTAGTGATGCGAAGGTCGTCGATAAAACCAATAAACTGCCTCGACGCTGGAACCTGTGCGCCAGTGCCAACATATAACCGTGCGGACGTTGAGCTTCCAGATATATTGTTAATAGTGCTGTATGTCGCTACGCTTGTGCCATTGAAATAAACAGTGACCGCTGTCGCAGTTCTTACAACCGCAATATGTGTCCATGTATTTAATGATAAATTGGATGAAGCCGAAACACGCCCGGTATCGTTATCAATGTACAAAAGCGTTCCAGAAGTATTAAGCTCCAAGTTCCAATCAACATATCCACCCGATAGCCCATATCCGATAATACCGGCCGCTGTATTAGTAAACGCTGTAGGGTAAACCCACATTTCAATAGTAAACTGCCCAGTTCCAAACAACAGGTTTGGCTGGTTTGGTGGGCTAATGCAGTAATTTCCGTTTGTGGCTGGGCAACTAATTGACGACCCACCCCACTTGCTCTGCGTCGTGCTGATCTGCGCATTGCCAACAGTCTCCAGCACGTTCTTGCCAGTGGCATCGATGATGCCGCCGTTGGTGTAATTGGCAAGCAGCTTAGTGTTTGCGTCGGAGGTGTATGGCGATGTTGGAATTCCGCTTGAACGTACAACGCTAGAAATGCGCATACTTCCAATATACCCGTAAACCATCGCAGCGGAACCAGTAGTGCTTCCTATGTACAAAGGATTTGCAGGATTGCTTGAAGAAGGAGCGTTTGCCGTTTTGCTAAATGTTTCAGCGCTTGCTCCATTTATATAAACATTACAATTGTTACTTGCTAATGATTGGTCATAAGTAAATAAAACATGGTTCCAAGCATTAGGAACTAAAGCGCCAGTAGTGCTTCCAGTAAGAACTCTGCTTCCCGAAACGCCTCTTGTTATTTCAAAACCTAATTTGTTTGTGGTAGCTGCTATCTGCAACGCAAAACCAACATTTAATGACGACCCGCCGTTAGTGCAGCAAATAGTTTGGTCTGAACCTGTGCTTATAAAATAAATCCATGCTTCAACAGAAAATAATGCCGAACTATTAGACATAAATGCCCAATTAGCAGCAGTACCAACAGACAAATAATCTCCCGAAGAATCAAAATACCCACTGCCACCATTCGTCGCCGCGCTGTACGCAGCCGTAGGAGCGAACGGGCTGAAGGCTTGGACGGAGGGGGTGCCGTTAAGCGTTATGGAGAATGCGTTAGTGCTGTTATCGATGAAGCGGTTTGACTGACAAGTGAGCAATGAAGTGTTTGTGATTGCTGTTAGCGGTGAAGTAGGAACAGTCAGCGTTGTCAGCGAGGGGTCGTAAACAGCCGTTCCTTTAACTACACGAAAGTTGCTTATGTAGCCTTGCATGTAGTCGGATGCGCCTCCCCACGAAGCTCCGACATAGCAAGCATTCGAAGTATTGTTGTCGCTGGTTGTGGCCGTTGCTTCTCTTGTTCCGTTTATGAAAATGCTGATTGTTGAACCAGACCTTGCAACAACGATGTGCGACCAAGTATTCAAGGCAACGGTCGTAGTAGTTCCAACGCCGCCGCCGCCATAGTAGTCAAGCCTAACTGTATTTGTGTTGGTAAGGTACACAGCAAAAGAGCCAGTTGAAACGCCGCCGTTTGCGAATATGCCCCTATAAACACTGCCGACCGTTGGATATACCCAAGCCTCAATAGTAAAGTTTCCAGTGCCAAAACTAAATGCGTTGTTTGCCGCTGCGCTTAAGTAGGTACTGCTCCCATTAAAGTAGTTCCCCCACCCCGTCTGACTAAACGGCGAGAACGTACCCTGCGTCGTGTTGCCGTTGCGGGTGATGCTGAAGTTGTTGCTGGACGAATCGAGGAACGTATTGTTCTGCGCTCCGTTCGTGCCGTTACCGGGCAAGAGAAGCGTCACAAGGTTGAAGTAGGCATCCGTAACCACCGCAGATACGGCTTGAATACCTTGCATAATTTTCGTATAAGCAAACATCAAAGCTCCTTATACGTAGTAGTTCTGAGATGCAGTGCCGTACCAGTTAGTACCATCCGAACTAAACGCAATAATATCCATACGGCTTGCCGTATTTGTAATCGTCGGCGCAGTATTTGCAGGCCACTTAACGCCTGTAAACGTACCCGTAAAGTTACCAGCACCAGATTTGATAAGCACCAAGAACGACTTGCCAGCTACCGCAGCAGGCATCGTAAACGTGCAGTTAGCAGTCAGCGTGACTGTTTGCACAGTACCGTTAGATAGCGCAATCGTCTGGGTAGTTGACGAGTTACCAATAGCCACAACACTTTCTGTATAGTCAGTGTAAGTGCCGTTAGTAAGCGTCAGATTGCCTACAGAAGTCGTTGTACCGCCAAGCGTAATGGTTGCATTACCAAGCGTTGTTGTGCTGTTAGCCAAAAAGCTGTTTGGCAAAGTGGATGCAACACTAGAAAGAGTTACGTTTGTTAGCGTTAGGTTTCCAATAGAAGTAACCGTGCTTCCAAGCGCAACTGCTGTATTACCAATAGTAGAAGAACTATTGGCAAGAAAGCTATTTGGGAATGTAGACGCAACACTTGAAATAGTGACGTTCGGGAACGTCATGTTATTCAAAGTGCTAACGGTGTTGCCTAGCTGGATAGATGTATTGCCAAGCGTAATCGCAGTAGCAAAGTTTGAATCTAGCTGAGACAGCGGAATGTCAGTAGTCGCAGCAGCGAATGTATACGGAACAGGCATTTAGAACCTCACTCTCAATTCATGTTCATACTCAAAACCGTTGATAACGAACGAAGCCGAATTTGAAGTAACCGTCATCCCCAAATACTTACCCCACTGCTGCGCGTCGGTCTTGTATAAATAATAACCTTGACCGCCAATCCAATTGATCTGGATAGAAGAATTATTAACCCAATCAATAGCTTGGTTTGCATTATTCACCCATTGGGCAAAATTGCCAAGAGTGTACGGAGGGCTTGCATTACGTTCACTATCTACAGTCACGTTAAAAGTCGTGGCATTCGTAGTAGTTGCTTCAATACCAATCTTTAATGCTTGCTTTGTTCGAATAGGATCGCCCATAGGAAGCAATGCAGTTTCAACAACACTAGGTATAGCGGCAGTTGCATTTTGGTAAAACGTTACCAAGTTCGTACCGTTAGTGCCATACATCTTGATGTTGCCGCCAGTTGCCAATGATGCAACTAATTTAATGTCTGTTCCCTGATTGGTAAAAAACCATTTTTTCTCAAAGAAAACAGCCTGTATGTATTTGCTGGAACCGTTGTCGTTATAACGAATATTAAAAGCAGCACACAGAATGTTGTTTAGCAGGACTTGCCCACCAGTAACTGTAGCGGTAGCAAAGTCAATATCCGGGAATACGCCATCCAGCGGGTCAGACAGCTTAGAAGTAGTCGATCCAACCAGCGCATACACACCATATTCGTTCATAAACAGCACAGAACGGAAGTACGGGAAGATTGCATATCGCAGCCGGGAACCTACAGAAGCCGAGATATTGGTATTGGTAAATAGGGTCAGACCAATATCCGTTACCCGAACGTCAGAAAACACGTTAATGCTGTCTTCGCCAAAGATGTAGAGGAAGTTATTAGCTGACAGCAACTGCACAATGTTTGAATGCAGCGTGGAGTCTGTAAGCGTCAAAGCGCCTGAAGACAAGCTCACAAAGTCTGAATACGATCCTGCCGCTGTATAGCTGACTGTGCGGCCTTGTGCTACCCAAGTACGTCCTGAGAACGTCTGGATGCCTGTTAAATCGTTTGTATTGGCTATGGCAATAGCTGCTGCATTAGAGCCGCCACCGCCAGATATGCTTACTGTAGGCGCGGAGGTATATCCATCGCCATTGTTGGTCATGATGATCTGGCTTATTTGACCGCCAGATACAACAGCAGTAGCGGCAGCATTGTTCCCACCACCGCCGCTAAAACTAACAGTAATATTTGACGCATTGGTATATCCAGTGCCACCGTTAGTCACCAGCACAGATACCGTGCCGACCTTAAACGTTACAAGTCCAGCAATTGCAGTAGCGTTTGTGCCACCGCCACCAGTAATTGTCACTGTAGGCGGGGATGTATAGCCAGTACCAGCCTCAGTAATGATGATGCTTGTCAAAACGTTAGCGGTAATAATTGCTTCGCCTTGAGCTTGTATGCCACCAGTTTGATTAGGTGCAGAAATATTGACTACAGGCGTAGTGGTGTAGCCAGAACCACCATTGGTAATACCTATCTGACCAACAGCCCCAATAGTTACAAGATTAGTTCCATCCCAATAAAAAACACCCTTCTTAGGATCGCCAATAAGTACACGCTCGTCTTTCCACTGCGTAATATTTATGTTTGAAGACGAGAACGTGCTGGCATTTGCCACATTGCCAAGCGTGTCTGTATCAATTTCTACGTACTGTGCAGAACCATCCTGCTTAAACGCCAGCAAATAGTCTTTGTTATTGATGTTGGCAGACAGAAACGATGTAACCGTGTTGGCAAATACATGATTAGACGTATTTGCAGCAGGAACAATCTTTAAGTTGGCGTAACCAATAGGCATAGCGTTCTCAAGCCATGAGAACTCGCCCTTTTCCAAAGCCGTGCGGTTGGCTTTCGTGTTTACTCCACGAAATTCCTTAACGACTTCGTATGATTTTTTCTGTTCTGCCGCTGCCATGATTAGAACGGAGTGCTATAAGCATCAGGCAAGCGCCGTGTCATCACGGAAGTCAGCACAGCCTGAACTTGTTTGATGTATTCCTGCTTATATATCTCTGCTTCACCATAACTTTGCTCTTTGTACTTGGCTTTATATGCAGCGTAGAAGGCTACCGGGCTGGTGTAAGGATCAATAATTACATCAGGCGTAGTAGAAGTAGCCAGAGCAAGGTCTTGCGGGAGAATAATGGTGTCAATCTCAACGGTATATATCTGATCCGGTACTGGAGACAGATAAATAGTTGACTGACCGAAAATAGAAAAGGCTATTGGCCTACCAATGTAGTTTTGCCAGTAACGCAATTGTGCGTTGAATTGCGTCCAAGGCAAATACTGTAGAGGAACGCGGCTATTTCCCCAATACAAGTTCATGTTTACCACATCGAACGTATTTGTTCCCTGCGGTAAAGCCACATAATTCATTTTCTCAACATCGCCTACGTATTGCAGCGTCGCTGTTCCACTTGTGAATGGGGCTGACGGAGGATACATAACGTTTGCCGCTGGATAAGGCGGTGAAGAATCACCAGTAGTACCAGCCACAGTAACTTCATAAATGAAGATGTTGGAATAAAGATATTGCCCTTGCGTGACCGGCGTATTTGCAGTCCACGCTACAGGCTGAGTCGCCGTTGCTACAGGAGCAAGCGGGGTTTGGGTAATCTGGATAGTGCGGAGGCAACCAGTATCACGAACAACACGCTTCCTTGCGGAGTTAATGTAGTCCGTTAGCTCTGGATCAGAGTAGAAATTACCATTTGCATCATGCAGAAGCCTTCTGGTTTCCGTGATGTAACTGGATAAGGTTGCCATTTAAATTCCATACTCAAGCGGCTTTTTCGACCCTTCGCCCCACCCTGCCTTGCGGCAAAGGCGGGGGTACTAAGTCAATCGCCGGGGATAAGGAGCGATTCGGTGTCGGCTGTTCTTGGGCTATGTCAAACTTTTCAAGAATTTCCAATCCGGCAGGAATGTCATTCTTGGTTTTGGCAAAGCCAAGTCTAGCCAAAAACGGTTCTTTATCTTCCGACCCGTAACCGAATATGTGACGCGCAACTTCTACGGGAATCTCCACCGTTTCGTTCACAGGGAATTTATACGGTTTAAAAGCGTATTCGTCGATCAGAGGCTTATCGCTCCGATTGGTCACATAAACAGTTGTCATAAGCTAATTACATCACCGTAAACAGAAACATCGCACGTTGCGCTTGCGACATTAGTACCAACTTTCACATAAAGTGAACCGGCAGTATAAGCAGTAGAAGCGGCAGTCGTAGAAAGAGCTACATCCTGCCACTTGTCCGTACCCGTTACCGAAGTTAGTGTAACTGCATTGCTGACTGCATTCGTAGCATTCCCATCATTACTGGTGAGAATGGTTACGTTTGCAGCCGCAATGTTGCCGCTTGCATTGGTGACAACAATTCTGCGAACGATGTATTCAGTTCCACCCACGATAGGGATTTGTGCAACTGCATTGCCAGTAGCGTTCAACGAAACTTTGACTGCCGTGCCAATACGGAAGCTACCAAAACCATCTGGGTATAACGATCCTACATGGTTAGCATTCATGTCGGCTCCTTATGCGTAGGTTTCGCCAACGGCTTGACCCGCGTTCACTTGGAACAGGGTAATCGTCGGAGTACCAGACAGAACGTTTGCACGAATGTTCACGCCATCAGACACGAAATAACCACCAGCATTGTTGGCAACAACAACAGCCCAAGAAGCGTTGCTGATATTGCCAGTAGTATTGGTGTTGAGTTCGATAGTGACGTTAGCAGTCGGAGCGATGTAGTAATCGCCAGCAGGAACGGTCACAGTTGCATTGCCCGCAGCATAAGCTTGGAAGAATGCACCAGCGGCGTTAGTTGCTGCGCCAGCTACTAGGATTTTGTTAGACATGACTATTTCTCCTTAAAGTGTCAGCGAGTTATAGCCCGTCACCTTTGTCATCGACTTAGGCTTGGTGTTGACCAGTTCTGCAATCATCAGAACAGCGCCCACGTAGCCAATCTGCCAGTTCGGCAGAGTCGATTCAAAGCCCGTGAACACAAATGAACCCTGCTCATGGATGTAGAGCGACAGGTAGTTGCTGTTCAGGAAGTACACAGTACCTTCCGGGCAGTAGGGGTCAGGATAAATGGGAACGCCAGCAACCATCAGCGCACGGAAACCAGACTGAGGGCCATTTGCATCGCCATCAAAACCGGAACCCGGAGTGACAACGTATTGCTCTTGACCAACATAGTCTTGTGCTAGCAGCGTCCAAGTACCAAAGCCGCAAACACCAAACGACGGAACTTCAGCGCCGTTCTTCACAGTACCGGAAATGTACTGAAGGATGTTTTGACGGGTTGGGTTGACCGAACCAGCAGCGTAGGCTTTCGACTTCCACCAAGTGTAGGTCGAACGGTCAATGTTGCCGTAAGTGCCAGAATCCGACACAGCAGCGGGCAGACCGATGAACTGCTGATTGTTCGAGGTGTTGGTGTACAAGGCGGTTGCCATTGCATCCATCATCACGTTGGTCGCGTCGTTCATACGCGCTTCGATCAGAGGGATAACAGCAGCATCTTGCTGTACTGCACCTTCCATGCCGAGGAACGGCACAGGAGCAATCATCAGTTTCAGGTTGAATTCAGCGTTGTAAGCACCCTGTTGAACAGACGGTTGAGCGAACGAGCCGCTATAGTCTGACCACTGAGCGTTTACAAACTGAGAACCCTGAACGGGAACGGTTACGGACGAAACACCACCAGAAGCAGACTGACTGTTAGCAATCAGCGCCGCCATCAGCGGTGTTGAGTTATAAAGCTGTACAACAAGTTTTGGGATAAAGGCTCTGCGGGTTACGTACGTAAGTTCCGTGAACTGCGTACTCCCGCTAGCCGGTAGAATCCCTCCGCCGATAGGCATAATGAACTCCTTAATTAAAAACCCGGCTCATATCAGAGCCGTATAACAATCCGTCAACTAACCCTTTAGAAGCATCAATAACAATAAAGCCATTGTCTTCTAAAAGCTTTTTGGCGGCCTCAATTCTATCCCCCATTCTTTGGCCCTTCGGTTGTTGTACAAACCAAAGCTCCAAATTCTCAATTCTGTTGTCTTGCTTATCGCCATTCTTGTGATGCACGTTTTCACCTTGATTTAACCTTCTTCCAAGGTGTTGCTCCATCACAAAACGATGCTGCAAAACTCTTTTGCTATTGATGGTTTTATAAATGTAACCATCTTTACCAACTTTCCAATCAGACGATCTTGATTTGCTTCTTTGTTTAGCAGCACAAGATACTGAACAAAAATAAAATTCTTGTTCACGCCTAGAACTCTTGGTAAATAAGAATTCTTTTTTACACTCAGCGCATTCAGCACTAACTAAATGACGCTTTTTTCTTGTTTCGTAACCGCATTGCTTAGAACAATTATGAACCTTATGAGCCAAACTTGGCCTTGTTGCGAATTGTTTTTCGCAATTAAGACAAATTTTGCTCACAAGGCCCATATTGATTACAACCCAATAGGTTTAGGGTTGCGTCGCAATTCGTGTAATGCTTTAGCCGCCTCGTTACGCG